ACGCAAAACAAGAAAGCATCTCAAGTCAACATACATGAAAACCAGCGACTCAATAGATAAGGTAAACGCACTAAGAGCTGATGGACTCACATACAAGGGTATCGGTCATGTTATGAACATCTCAAAGCAACGGGTGTTCCAGATCATCGCCGCCGGCAAGAAGCGGGATGCCTCGAATAACAAATGGACCGCGGGTCTCAGCTCTCGTAACGCCAACCTGATGGAGAAGCTTGGCATCAAAGACAAGGAGACCGCCATCCATGCAATCCATAACCGTGACATCGTACCGTTCAAGTGGCCGAACTTCGGTGTTCGATCCTACCACGATCTGTGCTCGTGGCTTGGTACTCTACCCGCCGATCCCGGCTTAGGCCGGCACTGCCCCCATTGCGGCAAAACTTCCAAGCAATGAGCCGTCACGCATTCCCACTCGTCGAATCCATCAAGGTGGTCCATCTCTCAGATGGAAGAACCATCCGAGTGGTGCGTGATCGAACCGAAGAGAATCTAAAGACCAACTACGGAGATGGTGATATCCACCTCACTTGCGTGTCCCAAGCCCATGATCCCATCGAGATGATCAAGACCTTGGCCCGCTTGGAGAGCGTTCGATCCGTAGAACTGGTTGATTCAAAGGGCAATGGAATCGTAGTCCACAAACAAAAATGAAAACGTCCTCAACACACGACCTCGTCAACGCGCTCAATATCCTTTCAGCCGAACTAGATACCCAAGATGGAATCCCCAATGCGCTCTGTGCAGAAGCATCCACTCGTCTCCTTGAGCTGGTCCAGCTCACGAGCGACCTCACTACCCACATCGTATCCAACCCTGTGCATCATGGTAGATGTAACGCCAAGACCAAGGGTTCCTACTGCAACTGTATCTTGGCGCGCCTCATCACCCCATGAAGACCCCAAGGCAAGAGCAACCCTGGTACGAATCCCGCCTCTCAAATAACAAGAAACCCGGCCCCATAACCGAAGATGAACGAACCATCATCACCGATGAGAACCGCCGGCTCATTGAGCAGTCCGCTCAGATAATTGCTTGGGGAATCGCTAAAGGCTGGATCGCTTACCCCGAACCAATAGAACGTCGCATATGGAAAATCCCTCAGCTCTCCCACCCTCCCGGTTCGTCAATCGATCCAACTCTGGAGTCATAGTCACGGTCCTTCATGTTGGCCAATATCGGCTCGCAGAACTCAAAGCACCCGTCATCATCTACCAGAGAGACAACAGGATTTATGTTCGCCTCACCTCGGAATTCCACACCAAGTTCAAACCCTATGAAGAAAGCTAAAGTCAAGCCCGCCGCCCCCTACGCCGCCAAGCCCAGCACTAAAAAGACCGGAACCTATTCCCCCAAAACTCAAGCCATCAAACGGTTGATGAAGATAGACAAAATGAAGTAGCCCCCAACGATCAGTCCCAAACAAACAACGATATGACACCGCACCAACGTGCGGCCCTTTGGCTTTCCAAGGTGCCGCCAGCCGTCTCTGGCCAGTCCGGACACTCAACTACCTACACTGCCGCCGTCGGCCTCGTACACGGCTTCCAGCTCTCGGAGGGCGATGCTCTGGCCCTGCTCTCTAACTGGAATCAATACTGCCAACCACCTTGGTCCGATCGCGAACTGACTCACAAACTCCGCGAGGCCGCTTCCAAGTCTCACTCCAAACCAGCCGGCCATCTCCTTCAGTCAGGGGTCTCCCCCTCAACCGCCCCCTTCGATATCACCAAGGTATCATTCAAGAGGCCGGTGACGGCCTCACCAACCACACCGCCCGATCCTCAAGCCAGCGAGTTCAAGCGGTTCCTTCAAGCCGCCTTCGCTGCCACCGAGGTGGTCTGCATCTGTGACGCGGTCGAAGATGGTAGGCCAGTCACTGCTGGATCATTCATCCCCGTTGAAGATTGGATCGCCCGATTCGATGATCCGGCATCCCGCATCCTATCACCGGAACGCGAGGGGATCTTCGTTCGCATCAATCCTTTCCGGCCCAACCTCTACAGCGGCTCCGACAACGATGTCAGCGCGTATCGCCATGTCCTGGTGGAGTTCGATGACAAGCCCAAGGCTGAACAGGAGAAGCTATTCCGCGATTCGGGCCTCCCGATCACCGTACTCATCGATAGCGGTGGTAAGTCCATCCATGCCTGGGTCCGCGTAGATGCGCCCAATCGCAAGGAGTGGGACATCCGCCGGGATATCATCTACAGCAGCATCCCGGGCATCGATGCCAAGAACAAGAACCCCTCGCGCTACTCCCGGCTCCCGGGCGCATGGCGTAGCCCTACCTCCCAACAGAAGCTGTTGGCCACTAACCTCGGCTCCGCTTCATGGGAGGATTACCTCACCTCCCGGGAAACCGATGATGATCAATCCACGGTGGTCTCGATCAAGGATCTCATATCCTTCGATTCATCCAACGATCCGGACAACCTGATCGGCCAACGCTGGCTTACCCGCGGCTCCTCCATGATCGTCAGCGGTGGTACCGGGATCGGGAAGTCCAGCCTGATGATGCAGATCGTCATCCAGTGGGCACTCGGCAAGGACTTCTTCGGTATCGCCCCGGTGAAGCCCCTCAAGATCGGAGTCATCCAAGCCGAGAACGACAAGGGCGACCTCGCCGAGGCATTCCAAGGCGTAGGGTTCGGTCTCAACCTTAGCGGGGGCGACATGAAGATGCTCCAGCAACAGCTAGAGTTTAGGACCGAGGCCGTCCGTACCGGCGACCAGTTCCTCGCCTACGCCCGCCGCTTCATCCACAAATCCAAGCTCGATGTCATCGTGGCCGATCCTTTGTTCAGTTACTTCGGCGGTGATCTCAGCGACCAGGGCGAGGTCAGCGTGTTCTTGCGTAACAAACTCCAGCCCATCCTTCAAGAAACCAAGGTCGCTTGGATCTGGATGCATCACATCTCCAAAGCCCAGCGCAAGGACGGTGAACCCATGACCACTATGGAACTCGCCCACGCCGGATTCGGATCCTCGGAGCTTGCCAATTGGGCGCGTGAGATCGCGGTTCTGGCAGAGGTAGGCCAGTTCAAGCCTCGACGCTTCCAGCTAGCCTTCTGCAAGCGTGGAGGGCGGCTTCCCAAACCCATCATCAACCTCCAGCACGGTACCGATCGAATCAAGTGGGAGGAATACAACCCGCTAGTCATCACCGGTGCCCAGCTCAAGGAGAAGAAACCGTTCAACAACAAGGCCAAGAGGAAAGACAGTATATGAAATACCGCGATCAGTTCGGGAAGATGCCGCCGCTTAAGCATGATAAGATCATTGCTTCCAGCGAGGTGGTTATGCACATAGCCAGTGGGATATCATGCGATATCGAGCGGGCCAATAAGTTGTTCAATGAGCTTCGCAAGCGTCGGATCATCGTCTTCGATAAGCTCGACCGGACATGGCACGGCATCGACAACCGCTCCATCCGCCACACCGATTCGGATCGTATCCGGATGCTGGAGATCCGGCTGGAGACCCTCGAAAACAAGCACCGGAAGCTCCTCGCCGCCTACCGCGCCCACATCGACCTAATTCCCAACTAGGGGTAGTCCCTAGGGGGTAGTCTATCGGCCTATGTGGCCCCCCTTTCTAAGAATTTACTCCCCCCTAGGAACGCCCCCACTAACCCCTCTCAATAGGGGTATGGTTGCTCCCCCTTAATTGCTTTGAAGGCAATGGGGGGCAACCACAGTAAACTAAACTCAACTACGAAATCGCTCATTCGCTTGGACCCCCTATTTGGATTTTCTATTTTCTTCTCCTCGCCGGGGTCAGGGTACGGGGTGGTGGTTGGATGGATGGAAGCGAATGCCCCGCGCTGGAGTCTGGAGGGGTCTAGGAGAGCGTTTGATGCTCGGATGGAGTGTAGGGAGCGGAACCCCATTGATCGGCCATGGCGCGGGCGATGCCGGGATAGGTCTTGGAACGCTCCTTCCAGCGGGTTGGACTGGGACCGAGTTTGTTCTGGCCACTGGGGGTTTGATTGGCCCACCTACCGGATGGCGGTAGCGGCAGGATGTCGGTGGGAACCAGCGGTGGAAGGTTCTTGAGCCAGAGACAGGTGCGCTTGCTCGCGTCATCTCCGAACTGATACGGCTGGATTATCTGAGTGGGTTTGCATATACGAGTGTTGATAGCACCTATTGGGTTCTCTATTGCTATACAGGGGACACCACTATTCATTAACAGATGGACGAATGCCAGTGCTTCCTCGGTCAGCTTGGGGTCGCGAAGCCCCCGGGTAGTCCAGTGCATGCCGCTTCCACAGAGGTAGGTGCATGGCGGAAACGCGATCAACATATCCCAGTGCTGCTTGAGAAGATCCCGCACATCACCGCGGTAATGCTGGCCCACCGTGTCCGACTCCTCGAAATCGCAGCTCCACGCATCCCAGCCTCGGGCCGCGAACTCATCGCGAACCCGGCCACTGTACTCACACGCAACAAGAACTCGGGGTTTCATTGAACCTCCTCCGCTACCTCCACACTCAGGAACTCCCACCCGTAGCGATGAGCATCCTCCTCAGCAGCCTCGCGGGCCTCGCTGATCGGTTCATGGTAGCTGAAGTCCTTCTCGATCTCTCCATCCGGCTTGCGGAACGTGGCGACAATGCTGATCACAGCGCACCTCCCTTGGAGGCCACTGCCTTCCATCCCGTGTACCGGGCATCGCAGTACACCAAGACATCGCAGACCGAAACACCGGGCACCCGCACCACAACACCGAACGGACGCTTCTGGGTCCGAACCGCCACCATCCCAGCAGTCTCCGCTGACTTCCGCAGGTACTCGTCATACCCACTCCAGTCCTCGTACTCACGCTCGTCCATCCACCTAGACTTGGCCTGCTGCACAGAACCGTTGATCTTGCTCGCGTAATCGCTGATCAGCGCGATCAGCTCTTCCTTGGTTTGTTTCATATCGTTCGTTGATTTACCACCGCTCCATGCGGCGATGGGGTGAACCTACCGCACCATGATCCTCCTCGTCAAGGGGGAATCTTTCATGGCATGGAGAAATCGCTGTACCCCGATTCCCGATTCTGGGATTCCGAATTCCGAATTCCGTATGGCGTATGGAGAATCTGGAATACCGCACCATGAGGTTCCGGGGTTGGGGGGCGCACATGGGCTTCGCGTGGGCGGCACATGAGGTCCGCGGGCGGGCGACGGGGGGGGGCGGACACGGGATGTCCAATGCCAATAGAGGGGTCGGACATTCGATGTCCTAGGGGGGATCCTGGTGGGCTAGTGTTAAATCGAAAGTGACCAGTGACAAGGAAGGAAGGAACCACACACAAGGGGATCGATTGGCCAACTAGGAAGGAAAGCGGCAAGCGGGGTGTCCACACCCTCGGGGCAACAAAAAGCCCGTAGGGGTGAACCTACGGGGCGGGGTGAGTGGATTGGGATTATCTACCGTTTCCTGCGAGGGCCGAGAGGACTAAGAGCAAAGTAAACAGCAGGCAAAGTCCGAGGTAACCTAGGACGCGAAGGAGGGGTTTCAAAGCTTCCTCCCATCGATGACGTCCACCCGATACTTCATACCGGGCTTTGTGACCAACTCACGCACACCGTCCCAGCATGGCGCACACATCGCCCGCACGGTGGCGCATTTTCCCGTCTCGTTTTCCCACACGGAAAATTCAACGGCGCGACGATAGTCCATAAGGTTTTCACAGCGTGGGCAAAAAATCGCCCGCCCCACGGATGCTTTCAGGCTTTGCTTGTCGGAGCTGCGTTTAAAGGTTTCTATAATGTCTCTCATAAGCTTAAAAATTACGGATGATCACGCCGTTTTCCCACACCCGAACGCAGTCCGTGCGGTTCATGAGCCATTCAATTGGGTGCTCATCTTTGGAGTCCACACCGTCAATGAAACCGTAATCCGTTGCCGCGGCAAGGGCCGTGGGATACTCGGCCCACTCACAGCACAGGGCTATGGGGTCAAGGGTGAGTTCCGTGTCCGTGTCATCCTCCACCCTTTCAAGGTGCTCGAAGAGTGCCCGCAGGGCGTGGTAGCTAAACTGCGATTCCCGCCCGCAGGCACGGAAAGCTTCAACGAATGAGTTCTGTGTGATGATGGTTTTCATGATGGTTTGTGAGGGCATCAATTGCCCGTGCAACCTACCGTTTCCGATAGGCTGACCGGAGAATTCAGGCTTCAATGAAATGGACTGAACCGTTTCCGTGGGGTGGAATGTAAACGGACTCGAGACCATTACGGTTCCCGGCGCATAGTTGACACACGGAACATGGGGTACCGATGCGATCGCTGGCGCAAAGGGATTCACCAACGGAAGCCTCGGAACCCACGCGAAAGGTTGACCAGCCCATTGACCGAGCGATGACTAGTTGCGCCACCGAGTCAACGCTGGCCATCAAAAGCGAACGCCACGCTTGGAGTGATGGCTTGCGCCATTGGTGTGTGTAGCCGGTGTGACCGGAAGCCACACCAGCGATCGCAAGCGCAAGGGGAAGGGGGATCCATGTGGGATCGCCGTAGGCTCCGAAGCGGACTTTCCTACCAACGAAGCATTCAAGGGATCGAAGCAAGGGGTAGTTGCCCGCTTTCCATGCCCTCCAGATTCCCTGCGGAGCCTGCCCGGGATTCACATAGCATGTCCTTTCCACACCGTGTTTGCCGTCAACCTCGTGACCGCGATGCATGCAGTTGCCGCAGATAAGCCGATCCAAGCCCGTGCGGATTGCTTCGGTAGGGCTCACAGAACGGACTAGAATCCAGATCTGGATCATGTCGCCGGTTTTCCGGTTGTCGCTGGGGTGATTGAAGCCCGTGGCGATGATAACGCGGTGCTGGTCTTCGTGGAGGATGAAACCGTTGTTCATAGAACACCCCCGACGATGAATTCGGCGACGATGAGCGCAAATACTGAGATTACGAGTGCCGCGCCGATTAAGAGCGCGAGGGCGGTTAGGAAGGGTTTTAGGGATTTCATGATTTGAGAGGGAACCAATGATCGGTTCACGGGAGGAGAGTGCAACGGTTCACGAGAGGAGTCAACGCTGGAATACAAGAGAATGAGAAAATGCTATCGGGGGTGATGAAAGCGAAAGGGAGCGGTGACCTGGTGAAGGTGAGGATGAGGGCAAAGCCTGAGAGGGGCACTAAAATGGTCCTGTCACCCGATACAAAAAACAAGGCGATGGAAGCGGCCAGGTACGGCATGCCGCTTGAACGCATCGCGATGCTGTGCGGGTTTTCGTCAAGCGAGACACAATGGTCCAGGTGGATTAACGCCAACCCGGCGTTCAGGAAGGAGCTTGATCAAGCGAGGGCTGAGGGTGAGTTGCTGCTGCAAAGGAAGATCATGAGCGGTGAAGCCAATTGGCAAGCGGCGGGGTGGATGCTCGAACGCACCCGCGGTTACGTAGCAAGGGCTTCACTCGAACATACAGGTAAAGGTGGCAAAGAGTTATCGGTTAGTGGCAATCTCCTTGGTGCCTTTGGTGGGCAATCTAAATAGGATAGGGAATAGGAATAGCGTAGTAGGATAGCGGCTATGGTAATAGGACGACGGGGGCGGGGGACCACCCAGCAGGGGGTGGGTGATACCTTATACCCCCCATCCGTACCCAACCCAATTTTATGAGTGTCAAGCAAATTAAACGGAAGAAATCCCCTTCACTAGGAATGGGTTCGCATATCCCTGCATGGAAGCAGCGTAAGCTCCTTGAGGAGGCACAACATTTGGCCAACTTCCCTAAGATGATGCTAGGGCTTCGCGATGTGTACCCGTGGCAGGAGAAGGTGCTGGGAGCGTTGAACGAGAAGCATTCCAAGGTAGCACTCAAGGCCGCGAATGGATCTGGAAAGACGAGCATGGTAGCCGCATCTGCCGTTGTCTGGCACATGCTCCGCTGGCCTGGGAGCCTTGTGGTATGTACGGCGGGTGTGTACCGACAGGTGGCCGATGCTCTGTGGCCGCATCTTCGGAAGATGATCAATGGATTGGGAGGCGAGGAGAATGGGTTCTCGATCAAGGACGGTGAGATCCGATATGTGTACCCGAAGAAGGTAGATGGCCAGGAGTTAGTGAGTAGGTGCATAGGGTTCAGCGCGAGCAATCCTGAGAAGGCGGAGGGCTGGCATGTGCAGGGGCCGAGCAATGATTTGCTGTATATTGTGGATGAGGCGAAGGCGGTACCGGACGGGATATTCCAGTCGATGGAACGGTGCCAGCCAACGCGGACT